ATGTCAGAACGTAAAGACTCTAAATCACGCCGTAACTATCTTGTCAAATGCACCTGCCCAAACTGTACCCAACAATCTGAACACAGTTTTTCAAGAGTACAAAAAGGTTCTCTTTTAATCTGTCCTCATTGCAATAAAGTATTCCAGACAAACCAAAAAGAAGCAGCCTGAATCCGTTTTAGACTCTATTTCTGGAACAGAATCACCACATCTGTATTTTAAGATTTATCAAGCTACAGATAATAGAAAACCCGCTGGCTGCGGGTTTAGTATTTTCATATTTAAAAAATAAAAATTATGGTGATATCTGGGAAAAGCTATCTCCTTGCGTACGTTGTCGTGCAAGGCAAGCGGTTAGACTTTTTGTGCAGCGAACCTACACGTACTCACAATGGTCAGCATACTTTCTCATGCAAAAGAGAGATGAAATATGCTGACCGTTGCCCTGAATGCCGGATCAGTAACATTTCATCTCTACTGACCCAACAATACATCCATTGCTTCTGTCAGTATGTCTACTCAGGCTTTAGCCTTCTTCGTTATCGCATACAGACAAAAAAAGGATTTACTCTGTAATAACTACATTGCCAGCAACCGGACCTTTAGTACCATTCTCAATGGAGTAAGAGACTTTTTGCCCTTCAAACAAGGTGCGGAAATTATCGCTCTGGATAGCAGAAAAATGTACAAATAAATCTTTACTACCATCAACAGGAGAAATAAAACCGAATCCCTTATCGGCATTAAACCATTTTACTAAACCATTCATCTTTTTTGACATTTTGTATTCCTTAATTTGGCCTTCCGGCGAACATGGTTTTATTACAGAAACTACTTAGTGCTTAGTGGGGAGACTCAAAGAAGGGATAAATATAAAACACCTGAAATGAGAACTGCTTTAGTAAACTACTTTGTATTTTGTCTGTTCTTCAAACCGACGCGACCATTAACGCACGGGCGTATATAATAATCAATGTTTATTTTAGCTATCCAGATCTCACGATTGCTGAAAAATATTTCTGGCATTATCCAGGGGTATGTGTATAGTGCAACACGTTATTAGCTTTAAGGAATTTTTTTGTCTCGTAAAATGACAGGAATTGTTAAAGCCTTTGACTGCAAGAGCGGTAAAGGCCTTATCTCCCCCTCCGATGGTCGCAAAGATGTACAGCTTCACATTTCAGCCTTAAGTCTCCGTGACTCAGAAGTACTCATCCCCGGATTACGCGTTGAGTTTTGTCGAATAAATGGTCTTCGAGGCCCCTCGGCTGCGAACGTTTATCTCTCATGACCTGTAGCCGCCCCTCCTGACTTCTGGAATCATAAAAGAGAATTTCAAAACAGGGAGAGTTTCATATGTATCAGAAAATCTATCTCAACGACTGGCTGACGGGCCTTAAGAGCTCATGCTGCACGCTGATAGTAACTCTGCTTGTTTTCATCTAACCTGTTAGTTCAAGACCGGTAAGAGATGCAATAGCGTTGGCGTACCTGTGTTGAGCCCGTCAGGGTGATATGTTTGCGTTACACCCCAAATGCCTGTGATGCACAAAGGATGAAAGCCAGGGGATTTCTGAGCTTGAAGGTTCGCTGAGCGAGAAGCGAGAAATTTCAGGCACAAAAAAACCACCCGTAGGTGGTTTCACGACACTGCTTATTGCTTTGATTATTCTTTTCTTTCCCATGGTACCCGGAGTGGGACTTGAACCCACACAGCGCGAACGCCGAGGGATTTTAAATTGGTTGTTAAAATCAATATAATCAAAGGATTATAAAAATATTCCGAACATAGACATGAATTTCATCACATTAAATACATGCACTTACAAACTCTATGGAACCTATCTTCGGAATAATTAGTGAATAAAAATGCGTTATTCTGTAGCCCTGTACCACGTCTGCCAGCGATAGATATTAGTCCGTAGTTCCCGCACGCATTCCGTCGTCTGGTTATCCGCCTGTAGGTCTTCGTCGCTATCCCGCCCGGCGTCACTTGCCTTGCATGGCGGGTTCATCAAATCCGGGGATATTGTTGGCCGCGTCGATTGCTCGCTGCCGCAACTGCACAGCGTGATCGTCAAAATCGCAATTAACATGATTCGGGTCGTTAACATATTTCACCACGTCTCGGTAGATGGTCCGGTAAATCACTTTTCCTTCTGCGCTGGCCGCTGCTGCTTTTTGCTCGCCGGTAGCGACGGCTTTCTCCACCTTTTTGTCCTTCGCTGTATGCTCGCTGTTTACCTTGTCGCTGTGCGCATACCAACCTTTCAGGTAACCGGCATAATACGTACCAGCCAAGAGCGCCAGCAGAGCGGCCAGCGATAACAGCTTCGATTTAATGGTCACTGGTCTATCCCCCAGCACGCTAACGCGCTCTCCTGATCACGGCGCTCAACCTGACCATAGCAACCATTCTTCTGGCCTTTGGTCAGACGGCAATCACGACCACCGTCTTTAATCCACCAGCGGATAGCTTCACATGCCCCTTTCCGGTCACCAGCATTAATACGCTTGTAGAACGTCGAGGGGAAACATTTACCCGGGCCGATGTTGTACGGGCAGAACGAAGCAATACCGGCTTTCTGCGGTTCGGTCAGCGGCACCTTAATATTGCGGTCAACCCAAGCCAGCGCCTTATTGCGTTCAATGGCGTTTACCTGATCACATTTCGCCTGTGTAAGCTTCATGCCCCGCACCACCGATTTACCATCCACCGTTGTGGCGCCACGGCAAATCGTCCAAATGCCAGAGCCGTCCTTGTACGCGGTTAGACTGTTTCCCTCTTTCTCATTCAGGAACTGGTCGAGAATGATAGTTGCTGGTGCGCCAGCGAGTACCAGCCCCAGAACAGCAGCACTTAGTTTCGCTCTGTTATTCACGACTTGTTCTCCGTCTCTGCCATTACACGCTGAACCTTCGCAACGACTTCATCGCTCTGGTCGATGTTATGAGTATCCGAGCGGCTAAGAAATTCGATCACTGCCCGTGTACGCTGCCGGTCTAACGCAAGACGCTCTGCCGAAGCATGGCGGTCAGCTTTGATTTTCGATCGGCGATCAAGCCAGCCAAAAAAGGAGAGAAGAAAACCGAGAACGGCCAGGACAAGATAGGTTAAATCAAGAGTGGTAATGCCAAGATAAGCGGCAACGGTAGTTAGCCCGTTACCTATCCATGAAAGCCAGTTGTTTTGCGGGTTCATCCTCATACCTTACCCCCGTAGGGAACACTATTAAGTGCTCTGAGGGTAAGGTGGTGATGTGGTCGGAATCCTGACTTTGTTGCACAGGTCGATCAATATCCTGAATGATGCTAAACTACCGCCTACTCAGAATTGACTGATTTTTCTAATGTTAAAGTTATTCGCTAAGTACACATCGATTGGCGTTCTGAACACGCTCATTCACTGGGTCGTGTTTGGAGTTTGCATTTATGGGCTGCACACGAATCAAGCACAGGCCAACTTTGCAGGGTTTGTAATTTCCGTCTCATTCAGCTTTTTTGCTAACGCCAGATTTACGTTTAAAGCATCAACAACTACCATGCGCTACATGCTGTATGTTGGACTAATGGGAACGCTCAGCGCCGCTGTTGGGCGGGTTGCCGATAAGTGCACTCTGCCACCAGCGGTTACCCTGATCACGTTTTCCGCTATCAGTCTGGTATGCGGTTTTATTTATTCAAAATTCATTGTCTTTAGGAATTCAAAATGAAAATTTCGCTGGTCGTTCCGGTCTTCAATGAGGAGGCCGCAATACCAATCTTCTACAAAACGGTGCGGGAATTCGACAAGTTAAAGCAGTATGAAGTTGAAATAGTTTTCATCAATGATGGCAGTAAAGACGCAACAGAATCAATTATCAACGCGCTTGCGATGTCAGACCCTCTTGTAGTTTCACTGTCATTCACAAGGAATTTTGGTAAAGAGCCAGCTTTGTTTGCTGGACTTGAACATGCAACTGGCAATGCAGTAATACCTATAGATGTTGATCTTCAGGACCCAATCGAGGTTATCCCGCACCTGATAGAGAAATGGCAGTCAGGATCTGACATGGTTCTTGCTAAGCGATCAGAACGTTCTACTGATGGTCTATTAAAGCGGAAAACAGCGGAGTGGTTCTACAAACTACATAACAAAATCAGCAATCCAAAGATTGAGGAAAATGTTGGTGATTTTCGGCTGATGAGCCGCGATGTTGTCGAAAACATAAAGAGAATGCCAGAACGAAACCTGTTCATGAAAGGCGTGTTGAGTTGGGTTGGTGGCAAGACAGACGTCGTTGAATATGTCCGTGCTGAACGTGTTGCGGGAGATTCAAAGTTCAATGGCTGGAAATTATGGAACCTAGCACTTGAAGGTATTACCAGCTTTTCAACTTTTCCTCTCAAAATATGGACATATATAGGTTTGTTCGTCGCCGGTACAGCGTTCACGTATGGCTCGTGGATGATTATTGATACGTTAGCATTTGGTAACCCCGTTAGAGGTTATCCGTCAATTCTGGTATCGATTCTTTTCCTTGGAGGCATCCAACTTATTGGAATAGGTATTCTTGGTGAATATGTCGGACGTATATATATAGAAACAAAAAAACGACCAAAATATTTTTTAAAGGGTAAAAAATGAATTTAAAAAAAGAAATCAACGACAATAGCATTAAGATAATGGTTATAGCATTTATAACGTCTTTACTCGTTTATTTTCAAAACCTAACCAACTTTTCTATATCAATAGACACAGAGTACGCTTTTTTTTCATGGCCTAATGAAGGTATTTTATGGTGGATTTCTCTAGGGCGGTGGGGTTCAGCAATAATCGACTATATATTTAGGGTAAACGCCTACACGCCGGGATTTACAACTCTCGTAATGTTAGCGCTTAATGTTATAACTGCGTTCTTATTAGCTGTAAACACGTTTAAGCTCCTTAGTACAAGGATAATGTTTGCTATTATTTTTGTATCATTTCCGCAATTTGCTTATCAAGCTGAGTTTGCTCAGCAGTCCGATACCGTTGCATTAGGTCAACTTCTCGCATGTATATCAGGTCTGATACTTTATTCTTCAATCTTTGGAAAAGACAAAATAAATATAAAACTTCTATTCATTGGGGTTTTAGTGCTTGCCTTTTCACTAGGAATATATCAATCACTAATCTCTTTCCCTGTCATTGTATTTTTAATGCAATTTATTGCAAAATGTAATGAAGAATGCAAAAAGAGAATCATTAAATGTTTTTCAATATTTTCGCTTGCAATAATACTTGCTACATCCATTTATTATATAATGGTTTTTTTAAGTCATGCTATATTCAACGTAACCACACCCGCATATCTTAAAGGCACCTTTCACTGGCTAAAAGAACCTGTATACGAAACGCTTCAAAGGGTGAGTGAGGTTGTGATATCAACACTCACAGGTGATTATTATTTTGGGGCTAGCATTATTCCGTTCATGGTGGCTCCCGTTGTTTTTCTTTCCTATAGTCAGGTAATCAATCATGATAAAAATATTATAAAATTAATATCAATATTAACATTAGCAATCAGCCCCTTCTTTGTGGTTATCGGACTCGGGGGCATACAGGGCCCCAGAGTTTTGCTTGGGTTATCTGTAACATTCGCTTTTCTATTTGCTTTCGCTATAGAAAAATTAAAAACATGCAGCAAAGTAAAAAGCACACTGTCAACCCTAATTTGCACAATTGTAGTTTACTATAGTGCATCAACAGTAAATATGCTCTTTTACTCTGATTCAATGGCAAGAGAGATAGATTCCAACATAACTAACAGGATATTGTCCCAACTACAAAGTAAGTATGGTAACTTTAATCCGTCAACGGATGTCGTAAGTTTCATCGGTGCGTATCCCACATACAACCCTTGGAAAAAAAATAATTCTGACACCTTTGGTGAGTCAATGTTTAGTTTTTCAGGAGGAGATCCTCGTAGAATTACAAAATATGCAGCAATGATAAGTGGGTTTTCTTTAAATTTACACATTGCAAGTAACGATGAAAAAGAAGAATTAAAACTCATTCCGTCATGGCCTGACGCGAACTCAATAACAGTTATGAATGGAATTTATTTCATTAAGCTAGGAGATTAATAAATGGCAAGAGGTGGTTTCTACCTCTTGCCTTACAAAATCAACCAAACTTTTTATTATGAACAGAAATTTAGCCTGATGATAATCTAGCAACAACACCAGCCATGATAAAAACGATAATCTGATCGTAGTTTAATCCGTATGTGTCGGCCTCTAGATCATGCTCAATCATTTTATACTTTCTGTAATCAAGCCCGTGTCTATCCATTACCTTCATGACATGTTGTACGGTATACCCAATGTTAACCCCCGCCTGCTCGCCAAAGTCTCGGCAGTCCTTGAGCCATCGGAAAGTACCTGCGCCTAATGCAAGCTCTTGGGATGCTGCAATCTCGGCATCAGTGAATGGTTCAATCTCAGTTTTCTGGCGTGCATCAGAGGTAGTAACCACACCACCTGCTGAATATACACTAGCCCATCGCTTGGTTGCGTTACCTAGTGTATAGGTGTTATCTACATGCGGTCCGATAGCACCATTAACATCCAGCGGGAATAGAGGATTAGTTGTATTTACACCAACGTCACCCCCCCTGGGGTTCAGTGTAACCTGATAGTTATTACCTGATGCATCGCTACCCTGAATGAACCCTCCATTGTTACCACTGTTACTATGTGAGCCAATCCATAATTCCCTACCACCGTCATTATATGAAGACCTAAATATTACTGATGTTTTCAACGTTGAATCTGACAGGGGAGTATTTGTTTTATTGTCTACAGAAAATAACGCCCTTGGGGATCCTCCCGTATTCATTACCCCAACAAGCCCACCTGGTGTTATCTCCATAACTTTATGTGGCTTATAGGCCCCATCATCACCATTGTAGAACCGTATGGGGTAATAGTATCCGTTGCCAGCTATACCGGCTCTAATCTCGTATTCACCAGTCGCTTTTGCAGATATAGTGAGATTTTCTTCGTCAGCCCCCGTAGTCTTCTGCACACGGATCGTACTTAGCTGCGCCCCAATATCGTCACGCATTTTATATATTGCGCCTGTAGCATTTATAGTCGTGTCCTGTAAATTACAAGTGTTGCCATTATTTGAAATGCTGACAACAGTGCGTAGCGTACCATTCAGCCAGAATTTATAAGTTCCATTACCGTAACCGAAGAAAAAAAACGGGTCCCCTGACGTTCTGGTGCAAACGCCGTTAATCACGTCACATATGCCACCACCAGTGGTGTACACATAATGGAATTTTGAGTGAGTACCCACTGCCGCAGTAAGATTTCTACCGCCGATTTCAGTAACAGATACCTGGTCTTTTGAAGCGATCGCAGTAATCACTAGCGCCCTTTCGAATGCATAAATAGCATCCCCAATAGCCCAGTTTTTGGTATCAAATTCTGTTCCGCTTTCACGCACAAGTACGTTTTGCGATTGATGAACTAACTGCCCTTGAGCGGCGGAACCATAAATTACAACTTCTGATGGATTATAGTTTTTACTGGTTTGGATACGCATCCAGTTAGCATGTCCATCTGATGATAGGAACATGCCATCGCCGGAATCCATGAGAGCACCCCCGCCAACTTTGAACCCCCCTGAATTTGCAGTAGTACCGGCCGAAACAATGCCAGCTCCAAATTTGGTCTCATCCCGTTTACGATACTGGACATTAAGGAATGCCGAGAAGGATGCTGCTGGTGATAATATTGCCTCGGAGTCCACAACCAGTGTTGGGAGTTTCGCCCATACTAAGGCTATTGGTGTATTGCAAACATAATTCCCCTGCGGAACATGCAAAGTGGCACACCCGGATGGGAGGTTGGATATCATAGAAGCCCAAGCCGCGCTCTCGTCTGTACCATCCCCCCTGATTCCGAAATCTTTTACGCTCAGTGTGTCGGCGTTTTTATCATGCTGTGTACGCCCCACAGATCCAGAATATGGCTGTTTTACCCCGATAAGAGCATCGCCCTTGCCGCTATCGGTACTCGCGAGATCTACCAACACATCAGCAGCGCTACCACTCTCCGGACGAACGAATATCGGAGCACCCTCAGCATTGTAAGCCTGTAATCTGTTTGCACGCTGCTCAGCTGGTGCAAGCGGTGCCACGTAGTTTTCAGGTACGCGCAATGTCCGATTAAGATTGTTGGCACCAACTTGATCTACATAATTTTTCGTGGCTGCATCCTGTTTATCTACAGGGTCAGCCAGTTTTTCTATACGGTACCCTTCTGCGTTAAACGGTCCTCCAAGCAACGGGCGACGTAACGCCAGTCCGAGATAAATAAAAGAACGCTGGATAGCCATCCAGAGGCGGTCAAAATCTTTATTGACGGTATCTGCCAGCAGATCGCCATTGTCCTGGTAATCAGTCAGGCGATAGGTAGGAACAACACGTTCCAGCATAACAACCGTGCCGTTAGCAGGTGGGGTTAAAAACGTAAGATCACCACCGCTAACGTTACCCACTCCCGACACAGTAAATCCAGTAGTAACAGGCGTACCATTAAGACTCACCTGAATATCGCTGGCGCTGATGATGTAGAACTCAAAGGGAAAAACGGTCGTCAGACCGTTGGCGTTATAAATAATATAGGGGGTCTGATTCGGTACCGACATGGCGTGTAACCTCTGGCAGGGTTAATAATCGACTTCGACCTCATGGTCTCCGTCACTTAACTGCCAATGTTCCCGCGATTGTCCGGTCGGAATCCCGACCACTTTGCCGATACGAACCGGCGTTGCACTAATAGCACCCGCACCAGAATCAATGAAATCGTCCGGCTGGTTGGTCAGTGCCGGGTTAAAGTCCCGCATCTGGTCGTACATCGGGCCATCAAGCACGTCAGTGTGCGCCCACAGGAAACGGGAAGACAAAGGAGCTTCGAACGCATCAAGGATACGCTTCTGCTTGTTTGTCACGCTGAATTCTTCCCGCACGCCGCACCCGGTACCTTTTAACGCCTGCCGCAGCAGTTTTCCCGCAAAGCCGCCGGGGCCGTTTACCTCGACACAAACAACGGGGATCTGGTATCGGATAACCAGCTCTTTAATCTGGGCGACCTGCCCGCCAGTAATCTTGTCGTTATCGTCAAACTCTGCCAGTTCACCAGTCAGCTCCTTGCAAACATGCCAGTACAGATGTCCGCGCGCGTCAGTCAGTATCAGGGATAACGCTGAGGCGTCCGCTTTCACTTTACCGGTTGCCACGTCCCACCACGCCACAGCACCAACAATTTGCGTGCTGCCGAGCCACATCGAGGCGGTACGGTTGGCGTAGCGAATTTCAGGATGGATGTTGTACTCGCGTATGCGGTCAGGATCGAGACGAACATCGCCAACGGGTTTACTGTGCAACTGGTACTGGCTGTCCCACTCGTTAACGGTGCGACATTCTTTACGGCGCAGCTCCAGCTCATCATGATCGAATCGCTCAGGCCAGGCACATCCGGCATAGAAATCAATAACCGTCTCTGGCGCCGCAGCAAACTCCACGCCGTCGGCGGTCAGCTTGTAGTCGACATCCTCGACCAGCAGGCGGGCCGCTTTATGGATGCCCGCGAAAACGTACTCAGGGCGGAAGGGTAATATATAGCGCAGTTGCGTGGCGTCTTTCGCCTCGATGCGCTTTTCTTTCTCAAACAGTTTAATGGTCAGACAGTCAGCACCTGCCGATTCCATTTCATCGTAGAGGCTGTCATGTGTGTGCGGTGTACCGATAAAGAGCTTTCGCCCGCCGGGGATCAGGATGTGAGTTTGCTCGCTCAGGCGATATCGCAGTTTCTCACGCGCTTCCGGCGTCTGGATGTTGCCGGGGACTTCCACGTCGTCGTTCTGGCACTCATTAGCGCGTGCGCCGGTGACGTTCGACAGGATACCTTTTGCGAACATACTGGCGTTACGCATATCCAGCGAACCGTTAACCCACCATTGCTCGACCGTGCCGATCCCGTCGGGCAACATGCCTTTTGTCAGGGGGTGGTTGCGTAAAACGTTCTGCGTATCGCGGCTGGTTTTACGCGCTGTGGAATCTGATTCAGACTGATGCAGAATACGGTACTGGCGATCGCAGTAATATCGCCAGGCGTTATAGACGCCAAGAATGGTGGATTTACCGAACCCACGAAAGCAGCGGAGCACAGCTAGATTCCCGCGATGCTCCAGCCAGTGGCAGGCGCGATAGTGGCAGTCCGGAACGTCCCAGTTCATCCGTTCCGCCCACATTAAAAAGAAGGCGAGGAACGAAATCATTTTTTGCCTTTCTGCAGACGCTCGATAATGGCGAGCGCTTCGCGCTCAGCCTTCGATACCTGCTGCCCCAGCGCAAAGGCTTCATCATCCTGTCCTGGATTGTCAGAAGGCGTACCACCACGCGTCTGCATGCCAATAAGGGAATGCACCTTAATCAGCAGCGTCAGCGAAGCCGCCGCGTTCTTCTTATCCCAGTAGCGGTCGCCGCGCTCGTCTTTGGTCAGTTCGCTGGGTTTCTTACCCGCCCCCGGCCAGTTGTCCGGATCAGCTTCCTCGAGCACCACGTCAGTAAGTTTGTCGCTCAGCGCGGTAAGGCGTGTCTTGTAATCCTGATGCATAAAAAAGCCCTGTAGTGAATACAGGGCTATGGTGTATGCTTTTTGAGGTCGGAATCCCGACCGATTACCGCATGCCGGGGTCAACCTGATTTATCAGCGGCGCTATCCAGAAAAGATTATTACCCGGCAGCAGCGTACGCACATTATGCAGCACTCGATCACCTGCATCGCCGTTGAGCACGCCAGCGGTAACATCTGTGATGGTATCGAGCAGGCCAAACGTCGGGCCGAGAGCGGAGCCAATAAAGCCACGGCTGGCATAGCGAGACTGTGTGCCGGTACCGAGCAGTGCACCCAGCCCCACCATACCGCCGGAGGCTTTTTCTGCCATGTTGTTATATTCCATCAGCGGGCCGAGAATACCGGACCGGTCGATACCTTCAATGGCCAGTTTCTGAGGCGACCAGTCAACCTCTTTGCCGTTTGCAGACTGCTTAAGCGCGTATGTCAGTGCACCGAGCCCTATCTGAAAAGCAGCACCGTAATAAAATTGTGCTGTACCTTCTGATAAACCTCCGATTGTCGCCCGGTTGTATGAAGCTGTGGTAAAAGAGCGAAACTGGAAGATCGACCGTCCGATAGTGCTGCTGGCCCATAACGGAGTATCCCCAACCCCAGGTGTTATAATGATGTTATTTGTATCTTTCAGCACGGCGGACTGAAAAACTCCAGCGACATGCTGATCATCCCATTTATCAAAATTACCAATGTGCCAGCCGTCAACGACTTCTCCATGCTTCTGGAATTCACCACGTATCCGCCCAGCCATGTTTTCATCGATACCGAGTTTTGCCAGTCGGCGTCCGGTAAAAGCCCCTGATAAAATGCCGTCTGAAGTTATCAATCCATTGATTGCTTTATTCACATCGTTAAACTGCCCCATCAGTGTGAGCTTGCCAAATACATCAGTCACTCGATCAAGTCCTGCCTCCGCAGCGTTCGTACGCGTAGAGCTATCTACGAGATCAGCCATTAATCGCGAACGGGTGTTAAGAACAGTTTCAAGCCCGACGGCCATTTTTTCCATTTCGGCTTTACTGGCTTGTAATGCAGGAGAGCGACTAATAAGGGCCCCATAGCCTTTCATCGTTTTACTGAATCCCTGCACCATCACCCCGCGGGCAAGATCGGGAATTGCGGATACGGTCATGCCACCAAGTTTCGTCACAAAATTCACATTGCGCAAAGCTCTTCCTGCACGTACAAAGAAAGATCCAGGGTCGTCCGGCATCTTGTATGTACCCACAAGGCGATCGCGCATAGCCCTAATATCGCGAATATCATTCTCCCTTGCTTTTGCTAACCTCGCCTGATCTGTGGGGTTTGCGCGCATCAGATCATCATATTCATCCTGAATATCCTTAAGCTGCTTTTCCAACGTCCTGTCACCAAACGTCCTGGTAAGCTCTATATCGGGGGCGCTTTCGCGGATATGTCGCTGGAGCACGTAGTTTGCATCACTTTCGAGATATTCACGCATCATACTGTCGGGCAAATTCAACGTTCGTGATTTTGAACTGCCAGGAACCTTGACAGTAAATACGTTAACAAAATCCTGAGGGATCCGCGCACCAACTATTTTGTTAATAGTAGCGTCAGCTGCTATCTCTGCATCCTCTTTAGACATACCCTGAGCTCCACGCGCCCACCAGTTAACAAGAATGTCTCGGAATTTATCACGCTCGTTTACGATTTTCCCGACTCGATACACTCGTGGAAAGTAACTGGTTTGGCCCAGTGCTTTCAGCTCGTCATCCGGCGGGAGAAGCCCTAACTTCTGTTGGGCTACTTTCACGCGGTCTACAACAGTTCTGAGTGCTTTTGCCGTTTCTTGCACAACCGGATTTGCATGGATATCTCCATTTCTCATCGCGTCACCAACCTCTTCACGAAACGCCGTAAAGTTAAGGTCTCCGCCACCAGATTTGTATTTTGCATATGCCTGTTTGTTAGTAACGACAACAGCCGCCTCCTCACGGCGCCAGCTGCGAACCCTTGTTTCCGTAGCAACTGGGGTGGCGTAGCCACGTTCATTACCCCGCAACGTAAAATTATTCTCAGCAAGCTCCAGTGCGGTAATTCTGGTACGGCGCGATGGAGATGTGATGGCACGGGTTAGTGGCGTCATGTAGCCACCCGCCTTAATCGCCGCATCAGCCACTCGACCACCGGCCAGTGTCAGATCGTCAAGATTTGCATCATTAATACGCATCGCACCGACACTTCCACCATCCTGAGCAGCATCAACACCACGTGCGATATCGCTATTAATACTCATACTATCGAGCGCATCAGCCACTTCGCGCGTGGCTGCGGTGCGAACAGAAGGAGACAGCGCGGCGCCAGCCGCCGCAAATACACCACTCATCAACGCACCGGCTGCGACGTGGGAAGCGCTTTCCCCCCACGTGCGGGTAATCTGCTGGTTATTCAGCGCAACCTCGCTCGCTGCTGTTGCAGCTGCACCGATTGCAGCCTGTGATGCAATGCGGGCCACTGCACCCCCCTGAGCGCCGGGAATAAACATCGAAGCGACGGTGACGGGGTCAACAACCCCGGCTGCAATACTGGCGAGAACGCCCTCTCCGCCCGCCTCGGAAAGTACCCGACGGTCTTCGTTTTCGTCGTCTATCTGCTGTTTCAGCCAGGCAGTTTCTTCCGGTGAGCGGGAGTCGGCAAAAGCGGATCCCCATTGTTCATACCCATGCAGCTCGTTTTTATCAACATACGGATTGTACCCGTCTACCGGCTCGAACTGCTTAGCCGGGCGGAACATCTGCCCCAGCAGGTTATTCTGGCGAAATGCTGCGCCCCATACGGATGGCTCATCCTGCTGAGGTACCGGGTTGGTACCTTCGGGCAAAGGAACATCAAACCCGGTTGGTGCCGCCAGCACATTGCCTGCTGGAGTGAATCCGTTATTGAGTTCTTCAGGGGTGGCGTATACCGGCATTATTCAGTGCTCCACGAAAAGTAATTTTTAACCCTGTCCATACGCTCGTTATGCAGACGTTTATATTGTTCATCGAGCGCGCGGTGTTTATCTTTGAACCCACGAATATCCTGACCGCGTTGCAGCTCATTGCGATCATGTTCTTCGCGCTCTTCCTGCATTTTTTTGTATGGCGCCCACTCTTCCAGTGACGGCTTCCAGCGCATCGGCCTGCCGTACGAATCGTAGAACGGTTGTACCGCTTCGATACCATCCTTATCTTTTGTTCGCACCATGATGGCGTAATCGCCATTACGGGCCGTCAGCACATCAGGGGTAATTTCCAGATCGCCACCAATACGTGACTCCGGCGTTTTGCTGGTGACAGGTACCGCGCTACCAGAAGTGATCCCAAGCTGCGCTGGGCTGGTGGTGATCTCGCCCTTGCGCTCGCCGTACATCAGGTTTTCTTTTTCTTCTTTCCACTGTGCCGCTTGCCAGCCTGACGGACCGTAGTTATATAGTGCCTCCGGCGCGTATTTCATAAGTTTTGCGTCGCCGTTAACCTCGCTGATACTCCAGGTGCGGGCGATCTGCTGGTTGGTCATTTTTTTGGCCGCATCCGCATTACCGCCGGTAGTGCGGTAATTGATGTCGTACAGCGACTGGTAATCGTTGCGGAAACGTGCGGCCTCCGGCGTCTGATCGTCGGCAGATGGATTTCCCCAGCTAAAGAAGCCCGACATGCTGCTCACCGCAGAATCCATCGCTTTGCCGCGGTCTTTTTTGTACTCCTTGGTGCTCTGGGTTGATGCCAGTTGCGCTTTGAGTGCATCGGTCTGGTTGTAGGTCAGATTCTGCGCCTGTTCGATAGCGGTATCGGACGCCATGCCAGAATCGGTAAGCTGTTTAACGGTGAGATAAAATCCCTGCATATCCTTTGGCATGTCGCCAACAGACGCGGGATCCGTGTCATAGAGGCGGTTAAATAACTCAGCCCCCTGACGGACCGCCTCAGGACTGCGCGCGCGGGATATCGCCGATAACTGGGTGGTTACCTGCGAAGGGATGATCCCGGTCTGGGCCACCTGTTGCACAATCCCGTCATGGGTGGTGGCGTCGTTAATACGGAAGTTTTGCGCCGTTGGCGTGGCGTCGGCGGCTTTTTGCATGGATTTGTTGGTAGGGTCAAGTTTCTCGCCCATAGACAGCGCTTCGTTAAAACGACGGGTATCACGCTGCGCCTGTATCGCTTCATTGCTTTTCTGCACCAGCGCGCCGAGCTTGCCATACGCATCGAGCTTGAGCGCATAATCTGGGTCATTTGCCTGAGGTTTTAGCTTTGCGATTTCTGCCTGCTGCTGTTCCGGTGACACGTACTGGATCGCCTGGAAGGTTTTGGCATTGTTGATCGCGATGTCGAGCTGCTTAACGGCTTTTGCCCCCTGCTCGCCGTACGCAAACATAATTGATGCTTTATCGGGCATCGCGTCAGGCACTTCCCCGTTGTACAGCTGCACCATCGTATTGTTCAGAATCGGGTCAATTTGCTCGCGCAGCGCCGTACGCTGCTCCCGGATTTTTGACTCGGCAATGTTATCGATTTTGTTGACAGAAACAGGATCGAGGCCTGTTTTGTTTTTACGGTAGCGGGCCAGCCATCCGCGAGTTTCAGCGGGCAGCTTACTGATAAACTCAGACTCAGAAATTTCACCCTTGCGCGGGTCGCCCACTTTGTCGATCAGTTTGTCAACGTTACCCATCCCCCAGTTATAAGCGGCTCCTGCCAGAGTCTCGGAGCCATATTTACCGTAAAGCTGGTTTGCATAGTCGCTGGCAAGTATCGCATTCTGCTGTTCGTCGGCAGGGTTGTATTCCACGCCGCGTTTAGCCGCCAGCTCTTTACCCGTGTCCGGCATAAGCTGGTATTTACCCTGCGCGCCAGCGGGCGAAGTGATAATGCTGCCGTCAGCATTAAAATGCTTACCGCCGGATTCAACAATCCCGATGGCACGCATATCCAGCGCACCGGTGTCTTTCACGGGAAAATCGCCATTTAACCAGCCCTGAGGATTGGTTACCGCATAGTTCTGGGCTCGCTGATCCATAGCGCGTAAGTTGGCCTCAGAAACAGCCTGGTCTATTTGCTCCTGTGACCACCCCTGCGCCTGGCCATACAATGAAATTGAGTGCTGCCGGGCGCTGCGAATCAATGCGGCAGCCTGCGGATCGTCAAACGCCCCCGCTTCCTGTTCAACGGACGATTTAACTGTCGCGTCGAGCTGCTGGCGCTGCGCCTGTTCTGTCTGGCTACGCTCAAAGCTGTTATAAGTGCTGGCTCTGCGGACCTGACCCGCTTTCCACTGCGCGTCAAAATACTGCAGCTGGCTCTGCGGCACGCGTTTACGGGCCTCTTCATAGTCGGAAGAGTCCTGTTTATCCATGTCCAGACCAACGCCAGAAGACTTGAACCCCTGCCGGGTTACCAGCGCGCCGGTCTCCGGGTTTTCCCAGCGGTCACTGGATTTCGCATCAAGATCGGTAAGAATGGCCTGGGTTGCCGCCACGTCCGCTTTATCCTGGGTGCGCTGCAAATCCTCTACAGTCTGACCCAGAGCGGCTCCCAGCCCAGCTACAGCATTACCTATTTGACCAACATTACTGACCCCGATCCGGGTCGGATTAGCCTGCGGCGTAACGTTGCCAAAATTACCCGTTGGAATTCTCACGGTTATTTACTCCCTGCTTTTTTCCAGCCGTTATACGCTGTCCCGCCAGCGCTCAGCAGCGAGCTGCCCGCGCTGATGTAGTCAGATGTTGAAGCATTACGGCCGCTAATGCGGTCGGCAGACGCCTGTGCGTTGAGCCGTGAGCTCTGGTTCGCACCATTCAAAATGGTCTGGTACGCATCCTGCTCCGCATCACCCACGATGCCGGACTGGATACGTAATGCAGTACCTTCCCCCGTGTCCACACCAGACCCAGCAAGAGAAGCTCGCGCTGCAGCTGCCTGTGCTCGTCCAGCTTTACGGATGCGATCGGCTTCCACCCGTGCAGCTGCCTGTGCAGCCTCGGCATCAGCTTCCGCCTGTGCAGCCTGATAGTTGGACATTTTCTTTTGCTGCTGCCCGCTATAAACCGCACCACCAGCCGCAAGAACTGATGCGCCGATCGCCGCAATTTCTATGCCAGTGCACATCGTTACACCTCTTTGGAATAAAGCAGACCGGTACGCGACAGGCCGAGACGTGAATACAAATCGCCGGTGCGTTCTTCATGCACGCCCGTGGTGATCCCCATGTTTATGAGCGCAGCGCCGTGCTCTTCAGCCCAGGTGATAAACGCTTTAGCGAGACGCGGTCCCGCAGTGCCGCCGCGATGCTCAGGAGCAATGAACAGCCCATACTCAAACGCCATCAGCTGGCGGCTGAACCATTGCTCAGCAATCCCCCCGGCCAGCCAGCCGATTACAGCACCGTCTTTTTCGACCACCAGCAGACAACCGGCGGGGGACGAAATAAGGTTGCGGGCGAGCTCTGCGCACTTTCCTTCATCGAAGGGAGAATTCCGCGAATAACGGGACTCGATATACATCCTTGCTCCCAGCTCGATCAGCGCCGGGATATCCCCGGCCGTTGCGTTACGTACCATGTCAGCCCCCGTTACTGGTGAATGTGAAAATAATGGCAAGAAGATGGAATGGCAGCGGCTGGCGCTGCTGGATAAGCAGGGTATCTTCTCCGCGTTCCCAGCCGAGTTTTCCCCAATAGTGATCGCCGGTGAATAATGGAGCGGGCTGGTTGAGGATTTTTGGTCCGAAACGGCGGAACGGAATAACCTGGCCGTTGCACTCCGCGCCAGTCGTTTCGAGGAAACGCATAGTCACTTCGCTGGTGCGTTTTCTCGCGTTCTGTGTCGTACCCTCGGTGGTCTGAACTTCAGGCGTAAGCGTTTCGATCGTGCTTTCAAAGTGCAGGCCAATTTCCACGCTTTTCGCCGGGCGTGAGAGGGTGATCTGACCAGAGGAAACGGTGTACTGCGGCATAACCGCGCCATCGGCCACCACATCAACCGTCTGGCCCTCGAGGTGCGCAAGCCCAGACCATGTCGCAGAACCGGCGCTACTTGTTCCGGTTACTGCAGCATCCGTATAGAGTTTGCTGTCGAACACCTCGACATAACGTACGGTCTGACCGTTTATCTCGCGACGGACGATCGCATAAACCACATCGTCAGCTTCCGATGGTATGGTCGCCACCGACTCAAACGCGCCATCTGTAACCTGACGTGACCATGCAATTACATCCTGACCACGGTCGATAGCCATCGTGACCGCAGCGCCATCAGCCCGAACCATCCAGATAAACGCATCAGGCTGTTGCTGATAGGCCATGTCCAGCACCCCACCAGCGGTGATGTGTTCGGCCAGCACAGTCATATCGTTGGCCGAATAGGAAACAAAGCTGTCGGGGTCGTATGCCACTGCATAAAGCTTGCGGCCAGCGCGCTGCACGAACATGATTTCGGTACCAACGCGCACCGGGCGGATCCCGTTGCAGCCGTACGGGCTTGGATTTTTCACCGAAATATTGGTCGGTGTTATGGCCGCATCGTTGCCGGAGGTGATCGTAAACTCCCCGCCGTAGGTCAGCGCAATCAGGGTATTCATCTGCGCCAGATGCACAATCGGGTTGAGCTGGTCAGAAGACAGCGTGAAGCTGATCGCGTCATCGTCCTCGGTACCAATCTCAAAGGACAGGTAAACGCCCGTTTCGCTCCACCAGATTGTTTGCGGATATTTTGGCGAACCCGCCAGGACAAGGCGCTGCTGGTATAGCGTCACCGCGCCGGGGTACCCAAATTCATTGGTCCAGACCGTGTCCTCACGCGTCCATGAACCCGGTGATGCCGCCTGCGTGGCGGTTAAGTCGCTGCGGATAGTACCAACGGCAACCTGCGGGCTGGTGATGCTTTTAATCAGTACCAGACCACCATTAAGGCGAACGTAGGAGCCCACGTCCTGAGCAACCCAGCCGCCCCCCGTAAATGGAGGTGTTGGGTTGGTGCCTGGATCAGCGTCGCTCAGCGTAAGCGTAATTTCAGAGCCCACGAATTCTTTTACGGACGGCTTACACCACTTCTGCGGTGTATCGCGCACCTCGTCGAATGGCTCAACGACAAATGGCGCTGGCTCAAGCACCCAGTCGGTTTGGCCGCGTCGCTGGAGGCGATGAGGCTTAACAGACTGATGTACCAGAAACATGGTGTCAGCGCCCTGGACATAATTCACAGCAGACAACATATCGGCGGTGTATGGGCTGGCGATTTCATACGGCGTATTGTCGCCATTAACCAGCTGCTTACCGTTCTGATAAATGCGCATGTAGCCATCGCCGAATTCAAGCATGTAGGCCTGAGAACGGTTGAACACGTACGGAATAAGGCGGGATTTTTTATTGCCGAATTTCGTGGCCGCCGCATATCGGCTGCCAGGTCTGCGGACAACGCCACCCTGCACGACCACTACCGCGTTTTCGATAATCTTCGCGCCGTTGGCATAGCGGGCAATATCAACGCGCCCCATCAGGCGTGGGGAAACTTCGCCAGCTGTAAAATTGGTTTTTATAAGGTTCGCGCGCATGTCAGAACCTCGACTCATAAGTTGGATAACCGCCCAGCTCTTCCGGCGGTTCTTCCTGACCATCGACGGCTTTTGCCTGTTTCAGCAGAAATGAGGCCTCCTGCGCCAGGCTATCGCGCAGGCTGGTGGAGCCGGTCACTGCATACGCCAGCTTGGACTGCATCGTCATTTCAGCAACATCCACCAGCGCGGCATCCCATGTGGACTCGTCCTCGTTACGGTAGATATAACGCAGACGAATCACATCTACGTTAGCCAGCAGCCGGCTCCCCTCAATCCGGTAATCAATATCGTCACGTTGTTCGCCAACAGAGAGAACGCGAATCAGGTCGCCAGGCAGCGAAAACTGATAACCGTACCCGAAGACTGGCGCGGCACTGACAGGCGAGAGCACAATGCGTTTTATGGCGCAGTTCCACGGGTGAGCACGGAGTAATTTATTGCGGACTGTAGGGTAAAGGTTGGCGCAAAGACGGGCATGATCCGTGTCTTCGTCGAAATCGTTTATCGGGTGAGCACCCAGCGCCAGAAGTGCGTTTGAGCAGATAGAGACACTCGAAGTCATGGCATAGCCTCAGATGAAAAAAGGCCGGGGGGTATACCCCGGCAAAAACGCCAGCGGCTTAAACAACAAAATCGATGGCGACGACTTTTTTCTCGTTGGCACGGCCAGCACCATAAGACGCATCAACAGAGATCTGAATGGTGTTGTTTTTATCGCGGCGTGGGCCGATATCGACGTTGTACTCAGCGCCGGTACCGAAATGCACAGCGGATTTACACCATGCGACGGCGGTTTTGGTGGTAACTGCCGGACCGCCTGCGGTCGCAGAATCCAGTTTTTCGTATGCCAGCCACTTAAAGCCGAGCCAGTTCCCAGACACTGCGCCTTCCTGCAGCATTTTCACCGCCATGAAGTCGGCAGAAGTCAGCGTGGTATCGCTGAGGATCTGCGTGAGCATGTCGGCGTTGTAGGTGATATACAGCTCTTCACCGTTCTGCTCGTCACACTCGTTGCGGCGGAACATCGCTTTCGCGGCGATCAGCTTGGCTTTGGTCATGCCAGTGCCGCCTGCAACGATTTTCTGCGACGCAGGCAGCGCCACCGGTGCATACGCGCCACCGCTGGATGTTTTACGCATCACAGGGTCGAGCAGCGCACGATAAACAACATCGTCTTTTTTGCGGTTGGAGGCCGCCAGGGTGAGCTGCAGATATGGACCCTGCGGATCGGCCAGCAGTTTACGCAGGTCACGTTTTTCAACTGGCACGAATACAGCATAGTCCGCCATCAACGCGTTACGGGTGCCGGCTTCAGGCAGGTCCCATACGGTGTCACCGAAACGCGTGGTGATCTGCGTCATTTCGATGGTGCCCATATCGTTGATGGTGAACGCTTCGCCGGTGATCATCCCACGGTCGTTTACCGCTGCCTGCAGGCGGGAATCCTTCTGCTGCGCGGCGATTTCGAAAGAATCATGAAACTGCGTGATAAACGCAGCGGTGATCATGTTCTTATTGGCATCAAATGACATAACAATCACTCCAGAAAATATCGCCTGCTGGGTTGTCGGTTGCCCGGCCCGATTAACACAATGCGCGTGGCGCTTACGCACTGCGGGAAAATTCAGTTATCCGGCGTCCCCGCCGGGCTGGTTGTGGGGAGATTGTTAGCGAGGTGTGCGGTCGGAATCCCGACCAAATGAAAAAAGCCAGCGGGTTAGGCTGGCTTTTTGAAGAATGATAAGAGTTATTTAACTTCTAATGCACGTCGACAATCGTCTTCGTTTTCCCATACATCAGAACGGTCATCATGCAGGCGCTGCTTCAGCAGATAACCTTCCAGCATCCAGATTTTATTCACTGCGTTTTCACGCGCAATTTTACGCCCGATCTCAGGGTCGAAATTTTCCGGACTGGCGCAGGCGCTTTCGCCGGTGACGGTGAAGCCGTTGCGCAGTACAAGAACGCAGAAGGTCAGCAATCCAAGACTTTCATGTACCGGGAATGCAGGTGTATCTTTCAGCTCGGTCACATGGGTTGCAGCTTCCCCAAAAACGCCTTGCTGAGCGGTAAAATACAACTCGTGGCTGATGACGCTATCGATGTGCTGCGGAGTAACACGCGGAGCGGTTAAGCCTTTGGCCTGAATTTCCTGCTCGATAGCCACGCAGGAGGGTGCCGGGGATGCGGTTGATACCATGATATTTACCTTTAAAGTTATTTGTCGTGACATGTCACGCTACGGTTTGATCGCCATAACGCTTCTGGTAGTACGCTTTGACCTTCGCAGATACGCGTTCGTGGTCGGCGTGTTTCGGGTCCATATACGCCGGGGACTTCATCAGGTCGCGAATGGTCTGCTGTTCTTCGAGGTTCACATCGCCGCCCGCTGGCACATCCTCCTGCATTTCGGCACCGACTTTAGCCAGCATGCGGATAACCATCGGGTTATTGCCGATCTCGTCAATGCGCCCTCGGTCGCTCTCGTCAGCAAGGGAATTAAACGCCCGGAAAGCCAGACCGATGTTCTGCTTAAACTCTGCGTCAGTCTTCCACACTTCGCGCAGCTGCGTGGTGGCTGCTTCCGAATCAAGCGCAGCGGCACCGCCAACCAGCTCAGGAGCTCGCTGTGCGTATTCGCCCAGGATAAAGCTCATCTGATCGTTGGTGATGCCTTTGGCGTGCGCTGTTTTCATGAAGCCCTGCATGCGCGGATCGGCTTTGAATTCTTCCCAGTTGAACCCCTCAACCTCTACCTTAGGTGCATACTCATCTGCCGTTTTCGGCGGTGCGTCGCCGCTCCCCATGCGTTTTTCAAGGTGAGTGTAATTTTCCGCCAGTTTGCGGGCAGAGCTTTCAATACTGAGCTTTCCGTCTTCGCCCATAACGCGGAATTTCTCAGGTAGCCAGTCATTAGCACCCGGTTCGCCCGCGCCGGTGCTGAGCAGAGAATTACCAGAAGGTTCGCCAGCACCCGGATTATTGCCGCCATCTTCACCACCTCCGTTACCACCGCCTGGCTGTTCTGCGCCCTGCTCAGCGTTCATGAATAAGTGTTTAAGCTTCCACATCGTCTTCTACTCCATCGGCCTTGTTGATTTCGCGCAGGATGTAATCCAGTACGGATCGCTGCCCTGCCCTGTAACACGTTTCACGGTCGCCCTCGGTGCCGCCGGGGACATATGCCGCACGCCCAAAGCGGCGGGTTAATTCTTCCAGCACCTGAGAACCGCCAGGCATTTCTTCAAAAATGCGCTTAAAGTCCTGAGGTGTAGCCTGTTTTAGTCTCATTGGTTACCTGCCAGTCGTTGCCCTATTGCCGCGCCTGCTGTCTGCCCTGCGGCTCCAGCCGCCTCGGTGCCCGCCTGCATCATGAGCTGCTGCTGAGCGGCCTGCTGCTGTGCTTTCTGGCGCTGGTCGCGGAGATCCGCCACAGCATCGGATGAGCGAATTACTTTTGCCGGAACGCCAAGAGCATCAGCCACAACGCGCGTGGCCTCGTCGGTATCGATGAGATCAACAACGTCCTGGCTGATGCCCGCGAGGTTTTGCACGTTAACGCCGAGGCGTTCGATTGCCGTTACGTCTTCCAGCTTCTGGGCGCGTGCCAGAGGTGAGATGTAACGCACATTGAAATTGGCGTTCTGCAGGCTTTCCGGCGGCGGGGAGAAGATGCCTGCGCGGAAAGCGATACCAAAGCAGCGCACCACCAGCAGCTGGAGATATTCCGCCTGGAAACGGCCATACACCGGGCCGAGCAACTGGCGAATCAGCGCGACGCGCACGTGTACCTCGGTTGCGGTCATGGCTGGCCCGTCCTGCGGCTGCAGCTGGTCGGCCATCATGATTTTGCGGATTGACGCCTGCAGGCGCTCTTCGGCAGTGAATGCCACGCTGAAATCTGAACCGGTCAGCAGTGGTTTCATGCTGTCGACGCTGTTCGCCACGATGATGCGACGCGGGCCGACCTTGACCGTGCGCGGGTTGAGTACGCCGTCGTCTTCGGCAATCCACATGCCGGAGATAGCCAGATCCTGCGCGGCTTTCTCCATGCGTTTGGTTTCGTTCAGCTCTTTGCAGTCCGGCAGCGCGTCGTACACCGGGCCGATGCCGTAGGAGCTGCCGGGGATTTTCATCCAGCGCGGAACGCAGCACGGGAATTCGTGATAGCCGGATTCGCGCACAATCTGCTTATTGTTCACGTCGACGTTGTACGACGCAAAGCGCATGTTTTTCGCCAGGCGGGCATCGACCATGTAGGTTTCGCGCGGGAAAATGCAGTGCAGGAAATCGAATTTATCGTCGGGCTTTTGCTTCGCCGCGTCGCGGATCTTCTCGCTGACCTTGTCCGCGCCGAATTCTTTGATGGCCTGCTCTGCGGTAAGCTGGTAGCGGCGGTAGATCGTGTCCACGATGCCATCCTTGCGGGTGGACGTGACATAGCACTGCGCCAGCGGCCACTGCTGGAAGGTGTAGCCGCCCTCTTCGCGGTCCTCGTCGATGTACAGGACGAACCAGCCAGCGCACACCACGTCGAGATTCGCCTCGTAGCCCTCGGCGTCGAAGTTTGCCGCATGGATATTTTCCCAGACCAGCGTTGCGCACTCAGACAGCCAGGCTTTGGCATCGTCCGGAAGCGATTCGCTGTCGAGGTTCAGCCATTGCGCGTTTGCCGGGGTCATGCCGGACATGAGCGCAGAGGCCAGCATTCGGGCGCTATCGGTGGCGGTGCCGTCCAGTAGCTTCGCCACCTTGTGTTTTGCGCTCTGAGCGTCGAGCACTTCGTCAGAGAATCCCGCGCCGCGCAGCGGATAGGTGTAGTCATAGCACTCGCGCCAGACGCTTTCATGCTGCTGGCGGTTGGCTTTCAGCGTGTCAGAACGCTTAATCAGCTTAACGGCGAGTTCATCCATCAGTTACGCCCCCAGAGTGTTTTTCTGCTGCGCCGCCTGCGCACCAGAGGACAGCAGAGAGCTGCCAGAATCAGCCGCACCCTCTGCACCACTGGCGAGAAGGGACGAGCCTTTCTTGCGCTTCTTACGCGCTGCTGCATCTGCGTTTGCCGCTTTTGCTGCTGCATCGGCAGCTGCATCCGCTTCGGCCTGCGGGTCGGTCTGTACGACCTTAGGTGCTCCACCTCCACACATAGCGACCCCCTCTTAGCCCGGAACGTGCCAGCCGTGCTCAGTCAGAACGGGCTTACCCGTAACCGGCTGGCGCTTGCCCTCGTCGTTCGTCACATAGCCCAGCGGCGCGGCGGGCTCCGCCGTGGTGGCTTTTTTGACAAGCTGGAGGAATTCGAGATTGTCGGTCAGCTGCTGGTCAGCCAGGTCGGTATATCCCAGCGTTTCAAAGCGGGCGATGATGGCCGCGCCCTGCTCGTTGATGGTACCGAGCAGAGTATTGCGCTCAGCGAGGGCGGCATCGTCCAGCAGGCTGGCAACGCGCTGCTGGATTACTTCCTGCTCTGCGCGCTTGCCGTCAGCATTAAGCGTCTGGATCTCAGTCGCTGTAATTGGGGCGTCAGCAACGGTCTGGTTAACGGGGACAGAATTAAGCAATTGCCCTTCCGCCACGATATTGGTTGTATCGGTACCAGCAGTTTCCTGCCCCGGCACTTCAACGTTTTTTCTTGGTCGACCCATTTTGGATATCTCCGGATGAATGGTGAGCGGTCATTGTTATTTGCATGCCTGGTCAGTTTCCCGACCAAAACGCGATTTACGGAAGGTGAACCACTGGCGATGCAAAACCGTGGGTAATTTTTTTCTGTCAGAGCTGGTTGCCATGCACCAGAGCGCAATAAGTGCCTCACCATGACCGTGGCGAGGTTCTGATCCTGACTTCCAGCCCAGAACGGCAGATTTCGAAACGCCAAGTTCGTTGGCAATTTCCTGTGTCGTGAGGTTTTTTCTGGTCAGGTCGGTAATGACCCGGAACCAGTCGGTTTTGAAGGTGGCAACCAGCGGCATTTATCACCCCCCAAAACGCGCGCGCGCGCGAGCATAGAGAAGGGAAAAATCGCCCGCCGCTGTGGTGAGAAAAGAAAGGAAACAGAATATTGTTCTTTCCGGATGCTGGGCGCCATTAAACTTTTTGGTGTTTCCTGCTACCTCTAAGAGTGGAATTAAATTCTGCATAATCGTAATTCCCCGACTTCAATGGTCACCTGATCCAGTAACTCAGTCTCGGTACCGTAATTTTTTTCCCATGTTTTCTGGCCTGCGTGGATAGCAACGCCGTGCCCGCCGGTTCTGTGGTGAGGTGCGCAGAGAGGTAATGTTTTTTTGTGGTCTGCACGCTGGGCCATTCCCTGCCCTGCGCGTATGTGATGAATTTCTGCAGGTGATGCACCGTAGCCAAGATTTCGGCATACAACGCAACCCAGAGAGGCAACGTCGGCCAGCCAGCGTTTATCGTCGTTAGTCATGGCGATATTTCTTACGCTGCATAGCTGAATAATTGTGAGGCTGCGTTTTCTGCGGCCTGCTGTGTTGGGAATGTGCGGTACAGGATGAAATTCCAGAGCACATCGAGAACGGATTTGTAGAGCTGGGAAAATTCGATATCGTCCATTTTTGCGAACGATATGGATTTTGGTTCTTTGCGGGTGGTGCCGTCAGGCATTTCGTATTCGGTGTAAAAACCTGCCTGAATAGTTACCCAGAAGCGGAACGCCTCAAACGATTTTACTGCGCTGATATTTCCGGCGCGTTTTTCTGCTTCGTCGCGGAGATACTGATCGGCCAGTTCCTGGAGTGTTTCTTCATGCCCGGCATAATGGGCCACCAGCTGCACATACCCACGAACCAGTTTTTTATCGGCCGGGGAAATGGTTCCGCCGGTCGGCTGCCAGTAATCAAACCCCAGATTAAGCAACGCGAAGAATTTGCGATGAAATGCCGGATTGCGCGCTTGTTTAAAGTCGGCGTAAAGCACAGCGCCCATGCGACATTTTTTTTCGATAAATTCTCGCGCTTCCGGCGTTGCCGGGATTAATACTCCGCCTGCTGATTTTACAAAAGAATACTGCGCCATTGGTTTCCCCTTTAGCGCAGCAATTGCTCAGAAATACAGGTTATCGGGTGTTCAGCCCGATGCCCTAATTATACCTTAGTTTTGTCTTTTTCGACAATGGTAAAACCGGACAATTCAGCCAATTCAAACAACGACTTAAGTGATGCAAGGTGCTCATCATCATGAGCAATTCGTAGGGCTGATATTTTGCCGTTTCTGAGGGTCACGAGTACGCGGCCGTTATCGGGAAGATGATCCCCAATCTCCGTTTTTTCAATCACGCCTCCCCCTCTCAAACGACTGTATAAAATTACAGTATATATACTCCCAAGTGGCAGGAAGTGCAAATCCTTAAGAGCACAAAACGTTAAAATAATTGAAAATGGAATTTCGTATTGCTTTGTTTTTAAACAAAAAAACCGCCGTTTCCGGCGGCAGTATACTTTGCTGCGCTGACTCATACTGTCAGTATGAACTTTTTCCATCCAGTAGTTACCCAGCACTGAGAATCGCCAGACATGATGCAGCTTTTAACCGGAAGCGCGTCGCCGCATTTGGTGCATTTGCTGGCGCGTATACGCTTAATGCGGTTGCGCATCCGTGCATCATCCTGGCGGATCAGCAGCGCGATGTACTCGGTCATATCGTACGGCGCTCTCCCCGGGCGGCGTGATGCACAATTGCGCTCGAGCATTTCAATCTCCTGAGTATCCAACTGCAGCTCCAGCTTGCGGTTACCAGCTTCAGCCTGGCGGGCGCGCTGGGCTTTTTTTCGCTCAGATGCTGTCTTAGCCATATCACTCTCCTTTAGCGGTGCCAGCGAGCTGCTTAACGTCATGCATGAATCGCGCAAGCAATTTAGGCTCAGGCCATTTTAATTCGCTGGCGTAGATGATTTCGTGTAAACGAGTAATGGTGAAGCAATCGGCATCGCTCATATCGATTTCAGACCACATAGTTTTTGCTTCCCTGGCCTCCAGCTCAGCAATCCGCTTCTCTGCGGCTTCCAGCTCATCCAGCAGCGCCTTAGCCTCATCCTCTTTCAGCACCACTGTGTCAAAGCTTTCGGTCTGCTTTTTGATTTTTGCAATCAGCGCCTGTTTGTCGATGTTGCTCATTGGGCGGCCTCCATTGCAGGTAACTCAGAAAGCTGTTGAAACCCCTCTTCTAGTTCGCAAAATTCTATCGAACCAGTGAATTCAGGCTCATTAAGCTTCAGGCGAACAAAATCAGCCGATGCCTGATCGAGAGTCACAGTCCACCAACCATATTCATCTCTGCTAGCACCGCTTCCGTCGTACTCGACATCAGCGACCAGGCCTTTCTCTTTCAGAATTTTGTTAATTTTGCGACGAGTGCTCATTGGGCGGCTCCGGGCTTGCGAGTTAACTGGTTGATGTAGCGCTGGAGTTGATTCCAGATACCTACATGCACGTTATGGGCATCCACGCAGATATTGTGAATTTCCACATCCTTCACCCCATGCACGCCTACCATGCCGACTTCATTAAGCTCATGCATTTTTGAAGCGCTAACGCGCTGAGCCTTACGCATGCGGTTTACTATTTTGCGATGTGTCATGACTGCACTCCTTTGCGAAGCTCGTCGGCGAAGTCTTCAGCGTTTTCACCCGAGACCCACCAAGAATCCCTGGCGTCAGAAGAGTGGGCACGCTTCGATTCTTCTTTGCACTTTGATGCAAACATCTCCACACCCTGCGCCCGCACTTCAGCCAGGAAAGCGTCGGTCGCTGTCGTATCAACGCGGATGCTGTCTCGCAGGATAAAGAATGCATCTAGCATGCCTGTCTCAGGCGTTTCATCCTGATGTTTCTCATACGCATCAAGAGCCTTCATCATCTCAGCTCCGAATGGCTGAGGGTGCGCAGACTTCAGCCCTGCATTCTCCGCAGCCAGCGCATTACTGCGAGCCAGCTGCACATCCAACTGCGTAGCAAGATTGGAAACCATCTTCGCGATCTCGATCAGCGGCGTATCATTGCTGATAGCTTTTGCCAGTGCGTGTCCGGCATTGATTAATTCTTTGTTATTCATCGTTAAATCCTTCTCTCTGCGCGCGCCAGTAATTTAAGCGCTCTCTAAAAAACTCTCGTTGACTCTCCGGCGTTGCCTCGATCTGCTGAACGACCGCGTAACGTGTGATTTTCTTCTCATAGAGCTGGCGCACTAGCGCAGCAGCGCACATGTCGTAATGCTCTTTGAGCTGAAATTCCTGCGGCCATTTGGCGCGATTGAGGGGTAAGCCGGGCGGTAGGTAATCCGATTGCCCGGCCATGCCTTAATCCTTCACGCTTTTCTCTGAATGGGTGTAAAAACGAGGATCAACACTTTTCAAGGTGAAATGAGTCACTGGCATTTCATCGTGACGCTCAATGCCAACGTATTTGGACTGAACCATGCGCCAGATACGCTTTTGCAGTTGGCCGGGGGTAATGTTGATGTCCGGGTGATATTTTTTGATCGCAGCGAGGATGCCCTGATACGAAAGGGTTTTGCCCTTCATCAGCGCCACCAGCTTTTGTGCTGATAACTCTCTGGAGGCCTTTTGGGATTCCGCTTTTGCTTTGCGTGCAATCGGAGTGATCGACTCCAGAAGGAGGCGGCATCGGCCCGGTGCGCCGACGCGCTGCCCGGTGAGCTTGTCGTAGTTTTCATTGCTCCCGGCACTCCAAACGGTGGCAGTCTCGCGGATTTTTACCGTTTTTTCGCCTTTAGCAGTGATAACCGTCGCAGTGTGGGTTTTGAGCCAACGCCCTGAGGTGTTAACGGCTTGCACAGGTGCTTTTTTTGTTTTCGCTACGCGATAAACAGGGTTTACCTGGATCGGGCGGGGTGCCGGAACGTAACAGGCTCGATTTCGGGCACGCGCGCCAGCATTCATACGCCAGATGATTACTGGCCCCCAGTCACAACCATCATCTGCGCTGGTGGTTTTTGCATACAGTAAATCGGTCATTGGTCTTTCCTCGTTGGTTAATTAGCGCTGGTCAGGCGCGGTCAAAACGGTTCGGTGTTGTATTTGTCGGAATACCGACGCTGTTGTTTTTTGGGTTTGGCTGCCTCCAGTTGAATGCGGGTTTTCTCTTTCCCGACATGTTGATCGATTGGCAAGAAATGGCCGTTCTTGAATTCCTGGTAAATCACGGTACCGGATGCGGCAAAACGGCACTTACCGAGAATGACCTCAGCCACGCCAGCAGCAGGGCTTTCAGGGTCATAAACCTCGTCGCGGTACAGAAACAGAATGCTGTCGGCGTCCTGCTCAATAGAGCCGGAATCACGCAGGTCTGACATCACCGGGCGGCGCTGTGCTGCCGGGCGCGCATCAACGGCACGGGAGAGCTGGCTCAGCGCGAAAGTGGGCGTGTGCAGGCGCATAGCCATCGTTTTGAGGTTTCGCGAAATATGCGCGACGGCGAGATCGTTACGCTCTGCTTTTGGTTTTTTTATCAGGCCGAGGTAATCGACCATAATCATCGCTAAATGCGGGTGGCGGCGTTTGTGCGTTTCAGCGATCGCGCGGATTTGTTCGACGGTCAAATCAGTAGCGTCAACAATCCAGATATCACGATCGTTGAGTGTGGCCATCGCTGATGTCAGGCGCGCCCAGTCCTCGTCATACATGTCCTGAGGGTTACGCAGCCGTGACACAGAAAGGTTTCCGGCGCCAGCCAGTGAGCGCTCAACGATCTGCGTGGCAGCCATTTCCATACTAAAAATCAGCGCGCCGCCGCCTTTGGCCGTTACCCCTTCCACCACGGTGAGCGCGAACTCTGTTTTACCCATGCCCGGGCGGCCAGCAACGACGATAAGATCCTGTGGGTTAATTCCTCCAGTGGCGCTATCGAGATCCGAAATACCCGTCAGCAAATTGCGGGTCGATTCATCGCCATCCATGCGTTTTTGCACGGTATCCATGTAAACAGGCAAAAGCTCGTTGATATGCACCGGCTGAATGTCGCCAGTGTCAGCAGTCATGTCCAGAAGCTGTGCGACGGCGTTCTCTACCACCTGATCGCGTTGTTCCTGGTTTGCTGCCTGCCGGATGCCGTCGGCTCCGTCCTGCAGCAGTTTCGCCAGAGCACGGCTGCGCCATGCTTTGACCATCTTCCCTGCATACCCTTTCAGGTTTGGTACCGTGGCGGGGATGCGTGAAATATCTGATAAATCGGCCAGGCTTGAGCCACCCAGCGCCTCGCTGATAAAAAGCATATCGATCATGCCGTTCGCCAGGGCTTGTTTTTTTATTTCACTGAAAGCGCGGCGATGGAATCCGATGCTGAATGATTCCTCCGGAGTGCTGGCGATTACATCGAACGCATCTGGTGTTGCACCGCCATTCAGCAGGCCAGCCAGCACACAGGCTTCGAGATCCTGAGGGCTCACAGTGCACCTTCCCTTGTCTTACGCAGTGTTTCCGGTTTCATGAGGTAATCAAAACTGGCGCGCCAGCCGTCGCGGTGTTCGCCGCCAAAGTAAAAATCTGGTGCGGTATTGCGGAATTTTTCCAGGTAGCCTAGAAACGCCCCCGTGGTTTTATTCATCATGTGAGCCGCAAGGCGCGTAATTTTCTGGCGGCGATCAGCGTCAAGGGTCGCGGCTGGCAGCACATCGGCGAAAATCTCGTTGTAACCATCGATAACAGCTGCCGGATCAATACTGGCATCGGTAGTGGCCCATGCCTCAGCGTCAGCGAGATAGCCATCGAACCGGCTAACCCGGCAGATATTTGCTGGTTTTGGTGCACCAGCACCACGGCGCCGCCAGGTAGCCAGAACCCAGCGGATAACCAACTGCAGTTCGGTCAGGGTGTACCCTTCGCGCGTTTTGGTCGGTGTCAGCATGAGCACAAACGGCTTAACGTCACGGCAACGGGTACCGGTGCAGTCGTTATAAAACTCGAGGGCTTTTTTCGCGTCAGCGAGAATAATTTCCTCGCCCTCCCCCATTTGGGGGTTAGGGGGATCTAGATCTTTATTCTCTGTTGTATTCTCTGTAGGAGATCGGGTCATTTTGACCTGTGGGGACTGGTCATTTTGACCTGATGCTTTGGTCATTTTGCGATCTTCGATTGGTTCATTTTGACCTAATCGATTGGTCACTGTTTTAGAGGGGCCAGAAAGCTTGTCGAGATTATCGTAATTTATTGAATACCATTTTGTTTTATCCCAGGCATCACTATTGAAATCACCGATATCAACCAGCCCCAGCTTTTCGAGTTTTGCCAGTGCGCGTTTTGTTGTCGATTCGCTCCAGAATGGGAACTGGGTTTGCCACTCAGAGACGCTGTTGTATACCCAGTAACGACCCTCAAAGAAATTCTTGGAGGAGTTCATCCAGTAGTGGATTTGCTGCAATACCAGAGCTTCGTTAAGCCCTATTTCGCATGCTAAGGATGGAAGCACCAGTAATGGTTGCTCATTGATAAGTAAACGGCTCATGATCAAATCCCCAGCATTTCGGCGATTTGACGGCATGCCGCCTGATATTCCTCAGGTGACAAATTCATTTCGCGGAGTTCTTCTTTCAGTTTTTCATACTGCGCCCAGATAGATAACGCAGCTGCGCGGCGACCTTCGAAAATATCTTCGATGTCTTCCATGACGGCCGGTGCGCCATTCAAACGGAAGCCGTTCCGCCAGGTAATGCGGTCAATTGAATTCAGCATGTTGGTCTTTCCTCGGTACAGTTAAACGCTGGTCAGGCGCTGTGTTTCCTGGATGGCTTGCAATGCCTGGGCTATCCTCTGCGGTCTATCCCTGGCATCCAGCAGTAGCGCGATGATCGCCGCAGCAAACTCGCGTATCGCTACGCATATCAAATGCTGAGTAGTCATTCCCAGCTGCGCGTATCGTTCTGCGGGCAGCGCCGCTTCCATCGCCTTAGCCAGTGCTCTTGTTTTGGCTCTTGCCGCTTTGGTGTCGCCACGTAACCAGCGAAAAATTTGCTGGCGATTGTTGTTTATGGCCCGCCAGTCGGCGTTACCCATTGGATCTTCCATCTGGTGAAGCTTTACCGTGCTGGTGTTGCCGCCCATTCGGAACCACATGCGTGTGATTTCGATGGCAACATGTTCCTGCCCGCGCTCTACGGCCCAGTTGAAGATCTCCCGTTTCAGTTCTTCGAGGTTTTCCACTTCCTTCGCGTCTCCTGTCGCTGAAAACCTGATTAGGCTTAATCAGATTTATTGGTTGCTGATTGTTAGGCTGCTGCCCTGTCTGGAATCCCGTCTTTTGGGTTCGGATATAGATCAGGGCGCAGATCATGGGGTGTTACCTGGAATTCAGTTGCGGCAGCCCACTTAAGTGCTGTGGCCGCGCCAAGAAGACACTCTCCGGAGGCGACACGGCTGACATATCCCTGTGTCCGCCCTACGAGTGCGGCAAATGCTTTCTGGCGAACACCAGAAGTTTTTAGAAATGTTTTGAGATCCATCGATCCTCCTGGGTTGTATGAGACAAGCAAATATTAGTATCACGAATATAGAGGTGTCAACAGTAACACGCTTGGGAGTTGATTAATTTTACGAATAATATGGATGCCATGAGAAAGAAAACGCTTGATGCAGCTGAAACTGATGCCGCGCAAAGACTGCGCGACATATGGGATAAGAAAAAAGTAACTTTACGCCTTACGCAGGAAAAGGCGGCGGATGCTCTTGGCTTCAGCACACAAGCGACTGTAAGCCAGTATTTACGTGGAAGCATCCCCCTCAATACCGATGCAACATTGAAATTCGCCGCGCTTCTTGGCGTTAAGCCTGAGGAAATCCGCCCCGACCTAGCTGAAATGATGAACTACGTTCGTGCTACCGGTTCGCATGTTCAAGACTACTCAGCTGCTGGCTGGAGGCTTTTGACTCCAGGCGACGCAGAGCTTTTAGAGCTTTACGAAAGGCTGCCACAAAGCGAGAAAGAAAGGCATCTATCTGATTTAAAGGAAAAAGTTAAAGATTTTGACCGGCTTTTCGAGGAACTTCTGGCCACCAGAAAGCAATAACCACCTTCCCCAAACAATCCCGCAAATGCGGGATTTTTTTTATTCTTAATTTTCAAACACATGCAAACAATATTCGCATTGCGATTATTTTTAGCTTGACCTCAAATATACGCATAACTAATATTCAAATCACCAACGACGCACTAACCACGCGGCAGTTGTTCAGAAAAACGTTCTGACAGTCTGGAAAGACAGGCACCAAATTCGCGGGTCGCCGCCAGTACGATGACATGCGGGAAAGACCGCAATGAATGCGAATTGCTGTGTGTAGTCTTGGCCCCGGCGCCCGGGGCATTTTTTTCACACGGTAACGAGGAAAGACCAACGGGACTGACCACCCTGACAGCCGGGAAAGACCGGCAACCTTCAGGCGTAAAAAAGCCCACCGGAGTGGGCTGATTTACCCCAGCGGAGACCAATCCGCCAGGAGTGCTACAGGGGACCAACCCTGTAGCGAGGAAAGACCAACGACAGAGTCGCCGATCGGCTCTGAGTATACATCACCAAGGAGTCGCTATGGAAGCGCTTACCATCCCCGTAACTATCTACGTTATGGCAACAACCAATCCATATCTACCAACGTCTTATCACTCATTCACCTGTGACATGTCACAGAAATATCCTGATTCGTACGTGCTTGTTACTACCAAAACGGTAGAGATTGCCATTCCTGCTTTAGAGCCTATCGATATTATCGGGATGCAGGTTAATGCCCTTCGCGCGAAGAAAGAGCAAATATCTGCTGATGCCAACAAACAGTTAAGCGTTATTGAAGACCAGATCCAGCAGCTGCTGTGCATCGACCACTCTCCGATTGAAGAAAGCGACGTCCCTTTTTGAGGTTCCTATGACAAATAACTCATTCATCGAAAAAATAATCGATGCTGGCTTATCAGTATTTGAGCACGAAAATAATAGCGACTTTGGTTCAGGGACTATGCATATCACCATTATCGGCGGTGTTCGTCGTGTCGAGTTCTACCCTACTACTGGCACCGTTTACGCCAATGCTGAAAAGGGAAAATTTCCGGCGTTCAAGCAGAAAAAAGCCGGGATTAAAGTTGCTATCCGTTTAGCTAAATCCGGCGCGTGACCTGCGCCTGCAACCAAGAGGAAAGACCAATGACCATCTACAACGGCTTATTCGAGCCAAAAAAATCGGCTATCAAAGACTGCGGCGCCGTGCAGCTGGCGATCGCCGTCGAAGCACCAAACAAGAAAATCGCCGAAAGCATTATCACCGGCAAACTCTGGGAATCTTACCCGGCGAACGGTGACAACTATTTCAAACCGAAGCTGTGGGAACACGAAGAAGGCCAGCCGCTGCCGACCGTTGGCCAGTTCGACGAGCTATTCGCCCAGCAACATACTTTCGACGGTGAAAAATGGGTTTCCATTACCGCGAACGGTACCGCCGGTGAGGAATCAAGTTTACCAGCTGACGATGATGTTATCGATCTAATGGCCGTTTCCCCAGGTGAACGCTTTGCAGCCGTTCTGCTGTTTAGCACCGCTCAGATTGACGGCCATATCTATTCTCAGGTTGTGGATTATCTTGATAACCTGAATAACCGTGATACCGAACTGGAAGAAGAAGATCGTTTTAACCTTAACGTTCTGTGTGCTCTGCATAATAACGAACCAGTTAAGCACATGCATGTTGAAGGTCTGAATAATCTTATTCAGGGGATTTTCTCCCATTTTGAAAACCAGACTCCGGGCAAAGCGGCTATTTCTCAATTTGTAAAACGCTGGCTTGAGAATCCCGGTAAACGTGAAGAAATGGTACCAGGCCAAAATTCCTCACTCGGCGCCGCCAGCACTGATACCAACGTTAAAATCGCGCCAAAACGTGGTTATAAACATACCTATGCAACACTGGATCTGGAGATCGCTGTTGCCCTACTCCCTATTTCTCCCGACGCGCCAGTATTATCAGGCAACCTTCGCGATGCTGAGAAAATCATTGCAGACGAGCGCGAAGATTTTAAACGTTGGTCAATGGCGCTTCGCACCACGGAGCACATTCTCAAATATGACCGAGACAGTATTTTTGGCGTAGTGCAGAACGTACCGGCAAAAGATACCTACCATTTCCCTGACAGCCTACGCCGCCACATTGATTCATGGCTGGAGGCAAACGGCCGCTTTGAAGAAACCGAGACAGGATCCGTTAAACAACCAGAGGCAACGCAAAATACCACCTCAAACGTGGTCGAAAAAGCGGAAGCGCCACAGCCGGTGGTAACCGATACCCAGGCGAAACAGGCACGTGAAACGCTCAACGATATGGGATATGGCGTATATGCCTCTGATGATGCAGAGCAGCCAGTCGAGAATTTAAGCGCTAAAGCGGAAACAATAGCTGATAACGCCGAGGTGCTGGCAAAGCAAATTGTTCACGCTGAAAGACTGCCTGACGCTGAAGAAGTTATGAGGTCTGCCGGCGCGCAGAGTATCGGACAGGACAATTTAGAACTGTGGAAACGTGTATTCAAAACTGATGAACGGTTTACTAAAGCCTTTACGCAGAACGGCGGCGGTACCTCGATCAACGGTACCTATTTAACCATGCTTGCCACTCGCGAGTTTGGGCCAAAGGGGATCGGCTGGGGTGTGGACATCCTCGAGGAACGTTTCGATATCGGCGCCCCCATTACACGCCAGGTGAAAGGGAAAGATAACAATGCGTCATGGGAGTTAGTGCTCGACGGGAATGGAAATACCGTCAACGAGCAGCATCACGTCGTTACCGTGCGACTCTGGTACATCCTGAATGGTGTGCGCGGCGAGGAAACGGCCTACGGTTGCACGCCATACATTTACGGCAGTAAGTACGGTATTACCTGCGATGGTGAGGCAACAAAAAAATCGCTGACTGATGCAACCAAAAAGGCTTTATCTGGCCTCGGCTTCAGTGGCGATATCTTCATGGGCCTTTACGACAATCTGGAATACCGCCAGAAAAACAAGGCAGAGTTTGATCTGAAGAATGCCAGCGAAACCGCAGAGGACGCTGCACGTCTTCGCCAGGAGTTTGACGACAAACTTAGCCGTGTTGCTAACACCCTGGCACATGGCGTGACAGTGAACGAAATAAACGGCGTGTTCTCCCCTATCGCACGTGAAATCGATGTTCACATTAAGGCCGCACAGGCCAACGGTGACGCACAACATGAACGCTATCTGTCTGGCCGCTTGCGCCGACTCATTACGATTAAAGACGGACGTATTAAAGAACTGAATAAAGCCGAGGAGAAAGCATAATGACTTCCACAACTGCAATTGCTATCGCTGCTGATATGTCTAAACTCCAGGCGCTTCTGGAAAACGAAGACGGTTCTGGTCTGTCAGCTGAAATGATCGCCGATACAATGGAGGGGCTCGAGCTGCAGCTCGGCGACAAACTGGACGCGGTATTCGTCCACGTTCGCAACCTTGAAGGTCTGGCGAAAACCTGCGACGAAGAAGCCAAACGCCTGGCCGCCCGTAAAAAGTCATTCGAAGGTAAGATCACCAACCTGAAGAAATATGTTCTCCAGTGCCTTCTGGCCGCCGGACAGGATACCGTAAAAACGGCAAAAAACACCTTCACCGCCCGTAAAGGTGCAATCAACGTGGTGATCGATAACGTTGATTTACTCCCGGATGAATTGGTGACTGTTCAGACAGTAGTTGCGCCTGACAAAAAGGCAATCAAAGAGGCTATCGAGTCAGCAGAAGCGGCCGCAGCTCAGATTACCGCAGATGGTGGGGAAGTCCCGGAAGAGCTCTTAAACCCGGTTCCGGGCGCCCACATTGAAATCGGCGAACGTTCGCTGCAGGTGCGCTGATATGCTGAGACTATCCCTGAAGAAAGGTGATGCGGTTCATGTCGTTTTACCAGATGGAACCAATGCAATTATCGAAGCGCGGGCCCGTTGCGAACTCGGCATGCACTTCCCTCGCAATATCAAGATAACGCGTGAAGATGGCGCATTCCGACCAAAACAAAACCTGATTAAGCGTAATCAGAAATAACCCATCACTACCGATAGCATTGTGGTCTACCAATAAACCGGAGATCACAATGCTACGTTGGCAACCAGGTGTAGTTTTACTTTCAGAATTCGATATCAAAATTGGCAGGCTATCAGCCAGCGTTAGAAAGAGGACTCTGACCCAGTCCGATATCCAGCGCGCTTGCGATGCAGCAGACAACGCTATAGCCGGCATGCTGAGGAAAGACCATGAGACACGATCACGACATCATCACCAGAGAGGAAATGATCGAGCTGACGGGGACGCCACTTAAATCAAAACAATGTGAGGCGCTGCGCCGGGCCGGCATCTTCTTTATGGAAAGAGCAGATGGCCACCCTAAAACCACATGGGGCCACTTCCTGAACCCGATCAAGTACCGCGGCCAGAAGGAAGATATAACGCACGAAAATGACGAACCTGATTTTGGAGCTATATTCGATGGCCGGAAAGCGAAAGAATCCTGCCGATAGCTGGATGCCCCCGCGAGTATACCGGGGCAAGGCTGCATTTGAATTCCGTACGAAAGACAACAAAGGGATCCGCCTGTGTGGGTTAAATGAACCACAATCAGCTGTATGGCTGGCATATGAAAAAGCTGTAGGCGAAGTGACAGAAAGAAAAACGTTCCAGGCGCTCACAGAGCAGTTTATGGCGTCTCCAGACTGGCAGGATTTAGCGGCAGAAACCAGAAAGGACTATACGAAATACGCAGGAAAAGTATTGCCAGTATTCGGGAAAGTTAACCCTGATAAAATTAAACCAGAACACATCCGGCGATATATGGATCAACGTGGTATTGCCAGTAAAACGCAGGCCAACCGGGAAAAGAGTTTTCTTTCGCGGGTATTCCGCTGGGGTTACGAGCGGGGTTACGTCCAGCACAATCCCTGCCAGGGCGTTAAGAAGTTCAAAGAGACAGCCCGAGAGCGTTACATTACCGACGAAGAATACAAAGCGGTTTACGATGTTGCTCCGGACGTAGTGCGCGCCACCATGGAAATAGCTTATTTGTGTCTGGCCAGACAAAGCGATGTGCTGGCTTTAACTGAAGACCAGATACGGGAAACCGGAATATTTATCCGCCAGGGGAAAACTGGAGTGAAGCAAATCAAGGCATGGTCGCCACGCCTCCGCGCTGCCGTCGCCCTCGCCCGTTCCCTGCCGTTAAAGCCGGGTATCCGTAGCCTGTTCGTCATTCACCAGACCAGCGGCAGTAAATACACTCGCGACGGTTTTAATTCACGCTGGCGCGAAGCCAAAATTGCAGCACAGGAGAAGTACCCACACCTGCAGATAGATTTCACATTTCACGATCTGAAGGCTAAAGGTGTCTCTGATCTGGAAGGAAGCCTCGAGGAGAAGCAGGCAATTTCTGGTCATAAGAATTCGAGACAAACGGCGATTTATGACAGGAAAACTAAAATTGTGCCGGTTGTTGGCGGTCAGAAAAAATGA